TTGAGATGGCAAAAGCCACTCCAACTCCGGCACCGACAAGTATTCCGATGTCCTCCCAACTTACCTCCACGTTAGAGCTAAGCAAATTCTCAATTGAAGGTTCAATTAAATCGAATGTCTGAAGCACTTCACGAATTGCTTCTTTTGAAGCTACGCTTCTAGGTTGACCGAGTCCGGTCATCTCTTGTAACGTCGTCTCAAGTTCGACTAGTTTTCCACCAATCTCAAAGTAAGTGACCAGAAGGTTCACCTCTTTGATTTTCTAGTGGTTTTTTTGACCGCAACCAACTTCTTGGTTTTTGGGTCTTTATTCGTATATCGATAGCGAACGGATTTCCCGTCCTTTTTGAAAGTCTTACCATGGTTATACTTAGCCATCAGAAGCACACTCCGTTCGCATGGCTTAGCAATTTATCAGTAATACCTAAGAAATGGCTTAGTATCAGAACTAACAAATACTCTATTCGATTATTCTTTAGATGATCCATAGCGGTTGTCACCTTTGTAGCAGTAATTATTGTTTCAGCATTATTCATTGCAATCACATCTCCTGCATTGGTTCAGCGAGATAACCTCGATGAGAACCCGGCATCAAATCTATTTGAAGAACGATACCATAAGGTCCGCCTTCAGCAACATTTGTATGAGTAATACTAATTAATCCACAAGGGAAATTACCACCTTTAATTCTAGTTGTACCTCCGATAGAGGTTCCTGTATGAATAACAAAATCATGTAATTCAAGACCAACTAATTGGTTAGCACCACCTGGATACATAGTATCTGCAAATGGGACCAAAGGATTCGCTTGGTCTGGTCCATTTTCAAACGGATAAGGAGCAACGTTATTCTCTGAAATCATATCTTCAAGGACATCCTCAGTTTGGTCTGTTCCTTGATTAAAAGTTGCACCAATCCAATTCTGTGGATTAAATCCATCTACATCCGCCGCATCATCAGGAGCGTTTGGATCTAAAACATCAGGAAGGCCACGAGAAGCAGCATATCCTTCAATAACGGAAACTGCATCTAATCCAGATGCACCAAAACCAGGGTAATTTGAACCGACAGCGATGAACTCTCTTTCGGCTGTGGCGCCTGGAGAAGCGGTTCCTATTGGAATCACCATCTTAGATGGTTCCCATTCACCAAGTGTAGCAGGAACTTGTAATGCAACCGTTGGATCAAATCCAATCGGCAAAAGGTTTCCTATGTATCCTTGAGTATGATGAGTAGAATCAGCATACAATTTGAAATCAAGGAAGCGTGGTCGAACAGATTCAGTCTCAGCCAAAGCTTCGTTATTCATCCTGGTCCATGAGGCCATCGACTTTTTCCAAGCATTAGCCAAAACCCAAGTGTTTGGTAATTTAGAAATCAAAATGTTGCCAGTAAAGGTTCCACCCGCTAAGGATGTCGGGGTTAAAACCTTCATTCCTGCAACAGCCCAATTAAGTCCTTGTCGATAAAATCGACGATTAACTAAAGAAGTAATTTGACTTAGATCGACATAATCTGTCTTAGCAGTTTGAAAGGCACCACCAACAATAGGCAATGTTAGTGTCAAAGCTGCAGGTTCGATGTTCGCAATGCGAGACATTCTGGTTGATTTACGGCGAGCCATAAAACAACGGGGGGTGGTGGTAGTCTATAATGACCACCCCATGCTCTTGCATCGCCACACACCCCTCGAAGACAAGACCACCCTGTTAGTGATTATTGCACATCACTTCTTATCTTCTTCACCTTTCCACCGACAACGACGGTTTAAGAATTAGTTACCCAAGATGTGTAACATTTAGCCTAGTTTTTGCGAAAGCAAGCACTTCGGATTGAATAAACTTGTGTCGATGTCTGAAGGAATGAACTTCAGATCTACAAGTCTACATTGGTAATAGCCAAAGGGTTTGGCAATCATAGGTCCAATTTTACAGTGAGGACACTTCATTGGATCAACCTACAGTTGCAGTCCATGGGCCAGCACTGATTACAGTACAGTCGTCTGTTATCTAGATTGAATCCGGGATTCAATACACGAAAGTGACAGAACCAACAACTCAATTCAAATTCGTCGTGATTAACTCCGCATACACATTTATCCATGTGTTACGCTAATGGTTCAGGTTTATTAGTAGTGATGACGAACATATTCGCTACTCTACAAACTCATTGAGACAATTCGAACAACGCCAGAGAACTACGTCGTAGTCAAGTATCAGGTTTGAGTCACGATTAGCATACAGTGGTTGCGAACAACGTGGACATTTTTCAGACATAACTTCACATCAGTAAAGTTGTCTTACGTCTTTGATAATCAAGAGCGTGATAGATATCACCAGGCGTCGTGTCGATTTTAGTATCGACATATGCACCGACTCTGGCTCCAGTGGCAATGGATCTCCTTGTGAATGTGGCTTGGGCAAGCCACCACGCGGCGTCAGCGATTGGTAAAACAGGACCATCCGCCATTGTTAATGGCGAGGTTGAGATGGCAAAAGCCACTCCAACTCCGGCACCGACAAGTATTCCGATGTCCTCCCAACTTACCTCCACGTTAGAGCTAAGCAAATTCTCAATTGAAGGTTCAATTAAATCGAATGTCTGAA